GCACCAAAAGTATTACAATCAAAGAACTTGATTTAAGGGAGTTACGACAACGTGCAATTATTGAAGACCGTATACCTATCCTTCAGTTTGACCTCAATAATCGTGGCTATGTGGTTCTTGTTGAAGACGATTTTTTAGCGATGTTAGAAAATGAATGATATTTACGAACACGTTCTTAAAATAGTTGAGCACCATGACAAAGGTATTACCTCTAAAGACATCAACGAATTTCTTGATAATCAAAATATTAAACGTGGACGTAACACAGTTAATGCAACTTTAAACAACCTTCATTCAGAAGGTTGTGTGTTTGCTACAAGACTTGGACGCAACTATTTGTACTTTCATTCAAATTACAAAAGTAACTTTAAAGATTCTTTACGTATAGATAAACCAATTCCTCAAACAAAATGGGAACGTGCCGCACGATTATGGCGTGAAGTTGCAGAATCAGACACATTAAACCCTGACTTGTACAGACAAGCATTAAAAGAATTTAAGGCAGCAGAAAATGGCTGACACACCATGGCATCTCAAAAACTATAAGAACTTAATTACCTCTAAAGGTCGTCTTGTTCCTGTAGTTGAAAAAGAACTTATTAAAGAACAACTCAATAGCACTCGTGATACTTTGCATCTTCACCCTTCGGAGATTTGCAAGAAGGATTGGTGCCCACGCTCCTCTTGGTACACCATCAAAGGCTACGAAAAACAGGGTGAGACCTTTACATTTCAGAAACTCAACATCTTTGCTGAGGGTCACGCTATTCATGCTAAGTGGCAGAAGTGGCTTACTGACGCTGGTGTGCTTGAGCAAGTTGAAGTACCTATCCTTAATGAGGAATACCGCCTCATGGGACACGCTGATGGCATCATCAATGACAAGAAGGGCCGTGCCATCCTTGAGATTAAGAGCGTAGGTGCTGGCACCATCCGCATGGAAGACTATGAGTCATTTAAATCTGCTACATCTGAGAATGACATGTGGAAGAAGGTTCGCCAACCTTTCCCTACTCACTTGCGTCAACTTAACTTGTATATGTACTGCCTTGGCATTCATGAAGGTGTTTTCCTTTACGAATGGAAAGCCAACCAGGATGTAAAAGAGTTTTCAGTTAAGTATCAAGCAGAGTTGATTGAAGATATTTTGGCAGGTTGTCAAAGTGTTATTAGGGCGCTAGATTCTGGAATACCACCGATGCGACCAACTCTTGCAGAAGATTCATCTAGTCGCATTTGTAAATACTGCCCTTATTCAAAAGTTTGTTGGAAGGACGACTACATTGAACAACCCACTGACTCCTAAACATTCCATCATGGGAGATTTTCTTAAGAAGTTTTCTTTGCCTGACCGCCCTGAAGGTGGTGTTCCTGATATCCCGTTGTACTTAGACGAATTGCCAGACAACCAACTTATGGAGTTTTATACTCTTTTTATGGCCTGGGTTTCCTTCGCTAAAGCCGACATGGTTTTGGCTGAGATTGATGAAGAGCGTGCTGCAAATGACTTAAAGGTTATTGAAGCAGAGACTCTTATTGGTCAATGGAACGATAAAGAAAAAGGTGACACTGTAACACTTGCTAAGGCTCGCAGGGATACAAAGATTGAGGTTGTTGAAGCCCAACAGTTGTACTCCGAAAAGCGTGCTTACCGTAAACTGGTTGAGTCTGTCTTTGAGCGTTGTGAACGTGGTGCCCAAGTTATTAGTCGTGAGTTAAGCAGGCGCATCAGCCTTGCTCCACAAGAGCGTAGACAAGCACGGTACACAGCGTGAGGGACAAGTTTACTTATGGTGGGGGCACCCACGTTGCCCTTCGGTACGCTCGTATGAATCGCACACGACCTATTAGCGTTGAACAAACATTGGCGTTGTTTCCGCACAAGTTTAACCGCCCCAGTAAGGTTGCTGAATCTTTCAGTTTGTTGACTCGCCACGGTCTCCTTACAGAAACTAAAAAAGGTTGGATAATCACCAATCGTGGTATTGACCACCTTGCAAGTATTGCTAAAGATTACTTAGGGGAGTTTAAATGAACCACATGCCCGATTTGCCAGTTAACAAACAATTGTTGGAACAACGTAGAGTTATCAAGTTTTGGATTGAACGTTGTAAAGATTTAGAAGAAGAAAACGAAAAGTTAAAAGAAAAAGTAAGGTCATTTTATGGTCACTAAATCATGTATCACTTGCGAGTTTGCAATGCCTATCAAAGGCTCTGACTGGGTAGAGTGCCGTAGGTACCCACCTGTGGGCTCTAGCACCACCAGTTCTGGTTTTCCCACATCCCCAATAAAGGGTTGGTGTGGCGAGTTTAAAAAGCACCATGTGTCTGTACAAGTTACGGAGCGTGTGTGACTTACGACCTTGTAGATGAACTTCTTGACCGTTTTGGGTACAGTGACCTTTTTGCCAATGTGGTTGTTCATAACGCCGCTGAGGAGATTGTCAAGTTACGCAACAGGGTACGAGACCTTGAAGCAGAAGTTTCACGATTAGAAAGGTTGTCTTATGGCTGATTTTTTTACGCTCGTAATTATGGTTACGGCAGTTTTTGTCTGCGGTGTATTTACTGGACAAATGTTTAAAGACGAGTAATGGCAAATAAGTCTAAAGCCAAAGGCACATCGTTTGAAGTTTCTGTAAGGGACTACCTAATTAACAAGGGGTTTATCAATGCTCACCGTCCTGCACTATCTGGTGGCAATGACACTGGGGATATCAATGGGATTGCTCGCAAGAGCCCTCTTAGGAGGGTGGCAGTTCAATGCAAGAACCAAAAAGCATTTCAACTGAGCCAGTGGCTTAACGACACTGTAGCGCAGGCTGAACGCCTTGATGGTGCAGTTCCTGTGTTGGTTGTTAAGCGCCCTGGTAAAGGGGAAAAAGCATTGGGTGATTCATATGTTGTGATGCGTCTAGAAGACCTTACAGGGCTCTTGGATGAGGCTGGTTATCAGTAAAATAAAGGTATAACTATTCTACTAGGAGTCTTTTATGTCACAAGAACTGAACACCACCATTGACGATATTCTGAAGGTATCGGGTTCTAGCAACCCGCAATCCGTAGGTTCCATCATGGCTCGTGCTATTAATGCTGGGCAAATGCCTAAAATGCGTGCTATTGGCGCATCAGCGGTAAACCAAGCAGCCAAAGCCTGCGCTATCGCCCGTGGATTTGTTGCCCCACGTGGAATTGATTTATCTTTTGTTATTGGGTTTGATGACATTCCTGGTAATGACGGAGAAACAATTTCTGCAATTTCTTTTAAACCAATCATTAAGTAAGGATTAAGTATGACTACACATAACGGAAAACGTGTTACCCAACGAGGTGGCATGGATGGCGAATACGGTAAAGTATACGCAAATGGAAAAGCACAACCTAGATGGGTTATGGAAAAAATGACTGACGATTATGCAGATGAGCAAACAGGGCAACATGCCTGGGGCGTAACTGATACACATACTAAAGGTTATGGTCATGACACTTTTGACACACACGAAAAAGCAGTTCGTTATGCTGAAGAAATGAACAACAGACAAGCCTAAATAATGCCTTCTCGTAAACGTAACCGTCAACCCGCTAGTGGCAAATACCAAAAGTTTCTGTCACGCCCACCTCGTCCCGTTTCCACAGTTGGTGGTGGACAAGGTGGTCTTTTAGGCGGAACATCCTCTGGAGGACTTCAATAATGGGAATGAACTATACATACCGCAAATACGACCCTAGTACTTATGTTGCAGGTGGAAGACTGAGCCATCAGTTTGCAGAACACGCCCCTGGACTTACTCCTGAAGAAGAAGCATGGATTGCTGAATCAGTAGAAAAAAACCCAGGTCGTTTTGGAACTCCCAAAGCCAAACCATCTTCACTTACTCCTGAAGAAGAAGCATGGATTGCTGAAAAAAATAACGTTGGTCCAGACAAGATTTCTAGACTGGCAGACAAAGTTATTAACGAACGCCCTGATGAAGATGAGCCCGATGACTTTATTGGTCAAATAACTAAATAATGGCTGCTAATACCTTTACTCAGTGGGGGAGTGCTAACGAACCCCCTGGAATGGGTACTGCTGCCAGCATGGGTCCAGCCCCAGTTTGGCGCAACACTAAAGACCAGTTGTTATCAGGGTACCGCACAGGCGTAGAAGAACAGTATCCAGACGGATACCTTGGCACCATGTCATCAAACCGCCGTCAAGACAAGATTCTTGGCACATTAAGTCGTATGAACGCTCGGCAGTACAGTCGTGGTGTCCATAAAGGCGAGCGCATTAATCCTGGTGACTATGTTTGGCCCGAAGAGTTTAACCTTTGGACAGGAATTCAATTAGAATCTCAAGGTAAGAAGTTTGCTCCTCCTGGAGCCGAGCCTGTTCGTCTTACCAATGATGGAAAAGTAGGTCCTCGTGGCATACCTTCTCGTCAAGGGGAAGAACAGGTTGAAGAAATTAGTTCTGAACGGCGTGCCCTTCTTAAATCATTAGCACCGCCGTGGAAATAAGGTAAAATAGAGTTATGCCAAGAGGTAAAGATTCCAGAGACCATCCAGGTCGCCGCCCAGTTGACCCACGTATTACGTATAGTCAAGACACTGACGAAGCACCAGCGCATGGTATTCCACGCCCCAATTCAGATTTTGTAGACAATTCTGCAACTGAAGACTCTTCTGATATTTACACTGAAGGTGAAAAAGATACTCCTGAAGATGCAAAGGAACGTGAAGACCTTAAAAAAGAACGAGGTCTTTGGTAATGTCACGCAGAGATTCTTTTGATGATGGACATGGAATGGACCATCACAAACTACATAACATGTTGCGAGTAGCAGGTGGTGCTGCTATTGGTGCTGCTGGATATGGTCCAATAGGTGCTATTGTAGGTGGCGTAGCAGCGCATGCTACTAATCAGTATTTTGACAAACGTGAAGAAGAAAACGAGGATTAATAATGCCTCGTGGAGAAGATACTCGTGACCACCCAAAGCGCCAAGTAGGTCGTCCAAAACCGACCCCGCAGTTTGAATTAAATGATAGCCCACAGCAAGTAGCCCGTGACTGGTCACAAGGCAATGATACTGCTTTAGGACGTTTTGCAGCAAAAGGTGAAATCAGTGAAGGTACCTTTGCGGAAATTAACAAAACTTTAGATTATGGTGCTCCACATCCTCGTGAAAAAGAACGCCTTACAAACTTGCGTAAGCACTTAGAAGCGCAAAAAGACAACGGGGACCAATAATGGCACGGGGTCGTGACGAGAGCAAGAACCCTAAGCGCAATCCAGTAGTTGTACGAGATTTGCGTGAGCCTAACGTTTTGTGGGCTAACTTTGCTAACCCTTCTGAACCCCACGATTCAGTTAAAGAATATATAATGGAACAAGGAAGAGCGCAATCACGGTTAGCACACCCTTCCAGCGTTCCTAAAACACCTAAGGATACAGAATGACCAGAGGAATTGACGAGCGGAACAACCCCGCAAGAATTGCACACATGATGGCAGAAGAACCGCAAGTTCTTGCTGCTGCTTTGGGTGCTTACAATGCCATGAATGCAAATAACATTCCAAACTCTCATGACCCAGGTAGCATTGCAGAAATGAACCATGACATGCGGGCAATGAGCCGTATGCAGGGTACACGCCGTGACATGATTGCGTCTATTGGACAGTCACCACAGGTTGTTGTTGACGGGCAGTAATGCAAGTTCCGTACAAGCCCAATCAGTCTCACACAGAGATGCTGGTAGACCAGGCTTTACAATCTTATTTGCTACCTCCAGAACAAATCAGGGCAATCCGCCCGCTTGTTCCTCAGCAATTGTTTCCACAAACTCGTGGGTTTAACCGTCAAGAAATGACTTTAATGGACGTACTTGATACTCCAAGAACTATGCCAAATTACAGCCGTTGGGTTTCTGGTGCTCCAGTTATGTTCCGTGATGGTTTTATGGAAGGCAACTTTGAAGGTTCTAGTCGCTACTCAATGCAAGGGTTGTGGGCATAATGCCTGATTCGCAAAATTTTAATACACAAAAAGATATTAACCGCTATTTGCAACAGCAAGGTCGTGCTCCACAAAGCCACCTTGACTGGGAAACTTGGCGTAAAATTGGACAACCTGGCACATACCAATCTCCTCCAGGGTCAAACCAAAGGTTTCAAGGTGTTAGCAGTGGTGCTGGTGGACCAAGTTACAATGGCGCAGGCTCAAACTACGACATGTTTAAAAACACAGGGGACGCTATTGCAAAGGCTTTAGAGGGTCCTACCTCTTATGTGCAGAATAAGTTTGCTAAAATGGGTAAAGACAAACCAGGCTCAACCGCCTCTTCAAGAAATGGTTCTAACATGGCAGATGACGATGGTTCAATGGGACCCCCAATTGCAGGTGGCGGACGAAGCCAAAATGCATCTATTACTTCCCCCGCCAGTAGTCGTGGCATGCGCCGTGGTCGCCGTGGGGACTTTAGTGGCGCACTAGCATCACATGGCATTACCATGGTTCAAGGTAATGATAACTACGGAACTGTCTACGGTAATATGGGAGGCGCTAATGTTGGAAACGGCGATTACGATAACTCCTTTCAATCCAAAAATAGCGGAGGACGACAGACAGCCTTCAGCGGAAACAACAGTACATTCGGTGGTGGTAGTCCAACTCCTCCAGTGGGTCCCACAACGCCGACTCCACCGCCGCCACCGCCGACTACTCCAGGCGGTCCGTATCCACCTCCACCAACGCCAAACGGTCCACCTAAACCTCCATACGTAAGCCCTCCTCGTCAACCTATTCCATTTACTGGGATAAAGAAAACAACTACACCAAATGGTCCTCCACAAGTTGGTGCTCCTCCAGTTGGACCACAAACGCCTGTTCCAGGTCCAGTCGGACCGCAGACACCAGTACAAGGTCCACAACAACCAGGTAGACCTGCAATTGGTGCAGGTCCACAACCTAGCGGTGCTATTGAGTCAGGTCCACAACCTGCGGGGCAACTTGACGAAAGTAAGCGTACTAAAGTGCCAGATGGTCTTTACGCTCATGCTAATGACGAAAAGGGTGGTCCTGAGGCTGCCACAGCCCGTCAAAAATTAAATGAAAAAGGTGTTCACGGACCTTGGCTTTCCCAAACAGCAGGTCCACAAGCGCCAGCAGCAGGACCAATGTCACAACCTGTTGAAGGACCTGTTAACCCTGCTTCTAAAATTAATGAACAAGGTGGCGTTGGTGCTAAAAAATATGGTCCAGCAAAACCAAAACCAAAAATTGGTGACCCAGACTACAAACCAGCCATGGGTAAAAATCCTTTAAACGACAAAACACCAATGAAACCTTTAACTACTTTAATTCCACAAACAGTTGAAGGTCCAAAAAATCCCGCTGCTAAAAAAGCAGCCGCAAAGACTAAAGAAAAGAAGTAAATTATGGCAGTTAATGAATCCCGCTCATGCAATCGTGACCTCACTCTAGGTGCAGGCGATGGCAAGTTTAAATCACTTACACCAGACCGTGGTGGCAATGTTGACCCAACAGCAGCCGCTATTCGCAAAAACATGCTTCAAATTCAATATAATATTCAAGAAGCACCAAACTTCCCAAATTTTGAATCGCACCTTCAGTAACAGTAGACAACACCACTAGGTATCATGTAAGATACCTTACAGAAACTACTAGGAGCACAAAATGGCTGATAAAGACTTTGACCGTCTACTTGTATGCAAAACCCATGGGGTTATGTGGAAGATGCGTCCGTATGATGGACCACCTGAATACGACCAAGAGTTGCGTGAACTATGTGACCGTCACAACGCACAGGTACCCGACCCTGAGAATTGTAGAGCATTAATCTACCGCACAGACTCAGAAACTGCTGCCAAATTAGACGTAGAGACAGCACTAAAAAATGAGTTAAAAGAACAGGATGTTTACATCCGTGATTTCAGAGATGAGTTGAAGGTTGATGCGCTCAAATGTTTTAGTCGTCACAACCGACCAAGTCAGGGTTGCATTGATTGGTGCAGTGACGATAAGACTATTGGACGTAAAAGTGGTGTTCCTAAAGACAAGCGACAGTATGTCTGTATGTACTGCCCTGCCGCCGAATACTATACGCATCGCCAACGCACTGAAATGGGTCTTTACGGCAAGTGATTCTCATTAATTTTGATGCCATTGCTTCTCCTGGCGCTGAAATAGGTGCTCGCATTCCACGAAAAGAAATGCGCCGCTTATGGGGAGCCCTAAATGCTGGGTATAACAATAAGTTAGCCATCATGGCTACAGGCATTACAAATACTCCTATTCTTCTTGAATGGCTAAAGCGTGAGGGTTACAAAGCCACCACTGTAGATATTGTTGAAGAAGACACTGTGAATGTAAAGATTGACCGTGTGGCTTCCTTTAACGCTGTTTACGGGAAGATTAGTTGGTACATAGATATTGACCCAATTGCTGTTGCGAAGGTTGCGCATATGGGTATACCCACGCTACTATTGACAGTACCCGACACCATCCGACTTGAATGGAACGAAGAAAAAGTTCTAAAGAGTTGGGATGTACTTGTTGAGGAAATTGAAAGCCAAGCGTTAGCAAAGGCAGAAAGGACATGGCGTGAGTCAGATTAATGAATATGGGGGCGTTGGCTCGGAACCATACGGTCCTCCAAAACCACTTGTAATGAACTTTGATGAGTGGATGGCTTACGGTTTGGAACACAGTTTTTGTGGACCCCCTGTGTGTATTACCCATGATGGTGAACCTATGACAGATGCAGAATACGCAGAATTTGACGAGGGTCACGACCCTTGTATTCACATGATTCGCCCTTATCACGATGTTGCAGAACGCCTTATGGTTGAGTCTTCACACTCTGCATCAATTTGGCGCAGGCCAGGTTGGGAGTGAAAGTCTTTTTCGGAGGGTCGGAAAAAGGTTCATATCGGCGTATGTTGCTTGACAACAACGTTAAGCACTTTGCTTTAAATCTCACACATTTACCAATTCCTAAAAAGAAGGAATTTGTATTGTCAGACATTTTTCAAGGCAACGAAGTGCTCATTTACACTTCTGAAAACGATGAAGATTTAAACCGTTTTGATGATTTTGTACGCAATTACGCAGATGAGATTTCTATTGTTATTGGTCGCCCTGACTACGATGGCGCATGGTTAGGGGACAAGTATGTCCCCATATGGAATGACGAAACTGACCTAGAACGGCTTGCGTGGCTTTGTCAAAAGTATGGTCGTGTAGCCATCTCAGACAAGGCTGTAAACCCTCGCAACATGGTCAGGATTCGCCAACTGGCAGCCCGTTGGGGAACTAAACTTATTGGAATTACCTCCAAGCCTGACCTGATTGAGCACCTCCCTTGGGACGCTGTAGTTGTCAATTCTTGGACATCTGTCATCCGTTATGGGGAAACTCAAATTTGGGATGGTCATGGTTTGCGCCGTTACCCAGCCCAGCAAAAGGAGTCCGCTCGTAAGAAGCACCGAGCAGATATTGTCCGACTTGATGTAGATATAGTTTCTGTAATGGAGGATGATGTTGCTACTGTTGGGACGCTTGCTATCCGTTCTTGGCAACAATGGGAAACACACACTTTTGGGGGCTATGACCCTTCTGTGGCGGATGACGAAGACGAGTTTGGACCCCCTTCTGACCCCCCAATCATTACTATTGGGGGTGTTACCCCTGTTTCTAAAAATGTGGCTTTGGGGGGGTCAAACATTACTACAGACCCCCTAAATGAGCGGCACGAAAGAGGGCGGTCATTACTACCCATAATGGGCATTGAATCTGTAGTGTCTTTAGGTCACAGAACCGTTGGAAATGATGGAGAAGAACTAGAAATTGAACCTGAGAAAGTAAACCTTCTCAAATATAATGCTGACCCACTAAGGGAGTGCAATCATTGCTATTTGGCTCCCCGATGTCCTCAATTTCACGAAAATGCGACATGTGCGTTTTCTCTTCCTTTGGAGATTAAGTCCAAAGACCAACTTCAGGCTGCTATGAAGGCTCTTTTAGAGATGCAAGTAGGTCGTGTGATGTTTGCTCGCTTTGCGGAAGAACTAGAAGGACAGGGTCTTGACTCTAGTCTTTCTACAGAAATTGACCGAGTATTTAACCTTGTAGAGAAAATGGCTCGTATCAGTGACAACCGAGAAATGCTCCGTATTGAGGTTGAGACTCGTGGGTCTAGCGGAGTGCTTTCCCGACTGTTTGGACAGAAGGTTGGAGAAACCAGCAAGATGCTCCCTAACGGTGGTTTAAACGAAGAAGCCACCGATGCCCTGTACGCAGACGTTATTGATTTTTCTGAAGACGGTTCTTGACATACTCGTTAGTACCCACTAAAATCAACTGAGTTTGGAGCATAAAATGATAATAATTAGTTTATTAATGATTAATACTTATCTTCTTTGGAAGATTTTTAACACCCTTAGATATATGTCTTTGACTCCTACAAATGATGACCTTTGGGACATCTTTGCTGAATACATAGAATCACAAGACTCAGAAGAGGATTATTAAATGAAAATACTAGTAACTGGAGGATGTGGCTTTGCTGGTCACCATCTCATTGAACACCTCCTTACCAATACCGATAGTGAAATTTTGGTACTTGACTCTTTGACTTACGCAGGCAAAGTTGACAGGGTATTGGATATCCATAATTACGACTCAAACCGAGTAAAAATTATGTGGCATGACCTTAGGGCGACTTTACAACCCGTTGCTGAAAAACTAAAGGATATTACACATGTCCTACATCTTGCGTCTGAATCCCATGTTGACCGCAGTATTACTGACCCAGCACCCTTTATCCACAACAACGTTATTGGGTCGCTCAACATGTACGAGTGGGCACGAACCCATGACAACCTAGAGCACTTCGTACAGATTTCAACAGATGAGGTTTATGGAGCCGCACCAGCAGGACACGCTCACCAAGAGTGGCTTGACCCTATGCTTCCATCTAACCCCTATGCAGCAAGCAAAGTTGGACAAGAAGCGATTGGTATCTCGTACTGGCGTACCTACGGTCTTCCTTTAACCATCACAAATACAATGAACCTGTTTGGAGAACGCCAACATCCTGAGAAGTTCCTTCCAAAAACTATTCGTTCTATTGCTAACGGAAACCCTGTAGAACTTCATGGTATTTACCATGGCATCAAAGATGGCTTTCCTGACTGGCAAGCATCTGAACGCCATTGGCTTCATGCCCGTAACCATGCCGATGCACTTTTGTGGGTTCTTACACAAGCACCAGCAATACGTTACAAAAACTCTGTAGAAACTCAGAAACCAAACCGCTGGAATGTGGCTGGGGAAGAGAAGTCTGTACTTGAAATGACTGAGATTATTTCGGACATTCTTAACACTGCCTGTGAAATTGATTGGGTGGATTACCATTCAACACGCCCAGGTCATGACCATCGTTACGCTTTGGATTCTTCCAAGATTCATAACGCAGGGTGGAAACCACCTTTTAATCTTGAAACTGCTCTAGAAAAAACTGTGGCGTGGGTAACCCGTGATGAGAATAAGAGGTGGCTAAGTGATTACTGATGTTGGAATTGACATGGATGGAGTCATATATGACTTTGCCAAAGTTTTTCATGAATACGCCCAAAATAGGATGAACAAAGAATTGTCCAAACCTACAAAATGGGATTTCTACAAAGAATGGGGTATGTCAGACGAGCAGTTTGATGAATGGCTCATAGAAGGTGTTCAAGAACTCCGACTGTTTAATTGTGATGCTCCCATGGAAAACACTGTTGAAGGTTGGAACCTTCTGAAGCAAAACGATATAAAAATCCATTTGTTGACTCACAGAGGTGCTGTTTCTTATCAACAAACTGTTCAATGGCTAGAACGCTTTGGTCTCCGTCCTGACAGTTTACATTTTGGTGCAAACAAAGGTATTTTGAAAGCCTTTGCAACAGACCAGTGTGCGTCTATAGATGACTACCCGTTGTACTACACCCAATACGACCGTGCAGGTGTTATTTCATTTCTTCGTACACAACCATGGAACGAACAAATGTACGCACGCAGAGTAAAAGACCTCTTAGATTTTGCTAACAAAGTTATAACAATCAATGAAGCCCAAAAAGTACTTATTGAGTTACCTGTAGCACCAAAACCAAAATCACATATTATTTGGGAACCCAACAAAAACCCAACAAGCACATACACACAAGTTTACAAAGATACAAACCCCCACGAAAACAACTTTAAGAAAATGAGATGGACTAATGACGACCTCTGACAATCACCGTACAGACATACTTAAAGAATCAATTAATCTTATCAACGGCGAACGAAATAGCACTTACGGTGACCCTCTAGACGATTTTGCTACAACTGCTGCGATGTGGGATGTTTATCTTGCACGCACTATTGAAGCACGTGGAACATTAGATATAAAGCCACATGATGTAGCAATCATGATGAACTTGTTAAAGATTGCACGAATTTCGTGGTCTCCTGAAAAGCGAGACCATTGGGCTGACCTTGGTGGCTACACAGGCTGTGGATGGGACTGTGTAGTCAGGCAAGATGAGTAGTGGACACACCACAATGGATTTCTAAAAGTCTTTGTAAAAACCGACATATTGATATTTGGTATCCTCCATTAGATACCGACAACCCTGACAAATACTATGGAGTTGCACGAGAAGTGTGCCGTAGATGCCCTGTATGGAAAGAATGCTTAGACGCAGGCACTACAGAAACTTGGGGAATGTGGGGTGGATTGACCCCTCTAGAGAGAACAGTCATTACCAACAAGTCACCAAAACCAAGTGCCATAAGGTCACACGGTACTTGGGTACGATACCGACAAGGTTGCCGATGCACAGATTGCACCGATGTTGCCGCTGTTCAGCCCGAAACTTTGAATATTAACTCGGTGCCACTAATGAGTGAACAATTGGGTGATTTAGATATCTTGAGGTTCTTGCTTTTCAACCAGTAACCCTGTAACCTAGAGACAGACCCCATACCAAGGATTCACCTCAGAGTGCTTTAAGCACTCACTTGGTAGGGGTCTTTTTTTATTGTACGGACATTGGAGAAAAATGGTTTATCGCCTTCTTACCGCATTGACACTTTCAGTTACCACCACATTTGGTGCTATTACGACAGGAGGTAATGCGTCAGAAGCGAGTACAACAATTGTTGTAACCACTATTCCTGCAAACTTTGTACAAGCCACAAGTGTTCCTACAATGCACCCTGAATTACGCTCACAACTTGCTACACGCAAAGCAGGCTCAGTGCGCTTTTGGGAAGCAGTGTCTTGGTGTGAAACCAACCATAATTGGAAAGACGGTGGTTATTTTTCTGGTGGACTTGGGATGGCTCAATCAGTTTGGGTAAACTTTGGTGGCAAACAATTTGCATCACGCCCACCAAAAGCGACTAAAGAAGAACAGATTGTAATTGCTAACCGTGTTGCTTTCTTTGGTTTTCAAACTAAAAATGTGTACCGCACACTTCAAGATAAGTTAGACAACAAACCATATTTCCGACCAGCAGTGGGATGGAAGAGCATGAAAAAATGGGGAGGTAACTGTGCTAACTGGAAGACACGGAAACCACTTAGGGACAAGTACACAGAAACACCTAAGTAACTGTTGACAGAAACCGACTAAATAAACTAGAATAGTTATTATGTACAGCAAGACATACAAATGTGACTCATGTGATATCCGCCTTACAGTTGGTGTACCCGTTACAGAAACTCCTACACACCCTTGCTCACGACACGCAAACAAAACGAGGAAACTAATTGAAGTTGAAACTGGGAATAGCCAGCGGGGACAGAGTCCCACCACAGAGGGCACCTGACAACAAAGGTCATTGGGGTGGCGCAGGATGGGTGCGCTTAGGACAGTACGAACACCTGCTAGAAACCGATACTTTTATTGGGACTCTTGTATGGAACAGAACGCACTTCTCTATACAAACCGATGGAGATTCTACGCTCCACGATGTTGACATCATTATCATGCAACGACTAATGCATGACACATTGCCTGAACATATGAAGTTGGCACAGAAAGCGGGTCAGATTATCATCAATGACCTTGATGATTGGTACTGGGGACTGGACACAACTAACCTTGCCTTTGCTGCAAGTCACCCAAAAACTAGCCCAAAAGAAAACACGAACCATTACAAAAAGGTACTTGCTACAAGCGACAGAATAACTGTATCAACACCGTACCTGAGGGACAGGTTGTTAAAAATGTTTAGTAACTGTCCACCCATAGATGTATTACTTAATACTGTTGATGTAAAACGATTTAATATCCACGAACACATTACAGAAACTAAACCAATTGTTGGATGGGTTGGTTCAACTAACCACAGAAGTGGAGACCTTGAAACTGTTGCTGGGACTATCCCACCATTACAGAAACTTGGTTTAATCTCTCTCCAACACAGTGGAGCGCACCCCAACGCACCTTCGCTTGCATCTAAGTGGGACATTACAGAAACTTCTGTAACTTCTATTCCCGCCACCGACCCTGAGGATTATCCAAACTTACTCACAATGGATATTGGTATTGCTCCACTACGAGACACACCATTCAACCACGCAAAGTCTGATATCAAGATTCTTGAATACTCTGCTTCAGGTATTCCATGGGTTGCTTCGGGACTTCCTGCTTACGAGACATTACAGAAACTTTGGGGAGTTGGCAGAATTGCCAAAAAGAACAAAGCAAAAGAATGGCAAAAGCACATCACAGCGTTGTGTGACCCACAAGTGCGTGCAGAAGAAGGGCAAGCCCTACGAGAAGCCTCTTGGTCAAGAGACATCCTCGTAGGTGCTGACACCTTCAACTCTTACTTAAACGCTCTCTGAAACATTACAGAAAGTCTTTGGAAGACCCCTACGCTCTTTAGGCATCAAGCCACCCCAAATACCATGCTTGATATTGTTGTCTACTGCAAAGCGCAAGCATTCCACTGACACTGGGCATTTCCTGCAAGTGTCCACTGCTTTGGCAATACTTAACGCCACCTTCCTTTCCATGCGTCCACTACCAAACTCAAAGAAATGTGTGTTGCCCATGCCAGCACATAGTGCGTGGTCACGCCACCGTCCATTGTCAGGTGATTTCAGCGTGTTGTATTCAATCTGTTCTGCTGTCATTTCTCTCCAAAAATAATTGTTGCATTTTGTTTGTGGTACCTGTACTCTATCGGCAGGGAAGAAAGGAACCCAACATGAAAGTAGAGAAACTCATTGAGAGTCTTCAGAAACACTGCAAAGGTACAGATGACATCTGTGTCCTTTGGTGGACTAAGCCTGAAGATTTCTCAGATGACAAAACATTGACAGATGAAAACTGGGCAGAAGTTTGTGCAGAGTTTGACGAATGGAACGATGCATCTTTTGCTCTTAACGAATGGATTGTTGACGCAATTCTTCAGCACTCAACAGAAGTAGAGGACAACCGTGGCTAAGTATGCAATTTATGTAACTGAAAATGTCAATCATATGTATGTGGTTGAAGCAGAGTCGGCAGAAGAAGCCGAAGCAATTTATTACACTTATGATGATAACCAACTCATCACAGAAGATTCAGATGGTTCTGTGGGCTGGGACAGCCCATGGGAAATTGCAGTAGTACAGGAGGACTAACCATGGCAACTTATAAAGTATATGTTCGTATTGATTTGGAATACGAAGTGGAATGTGACAACGAAGCCGATGCAGAAGCACAAGGCTGGTTGTGGGAAGACTACCGCCAGTACAGCGAAGTCTATTCCATTGAAGTAGACGACATTACAGAAACCGATGAAGAAGAGGAAGAATAATGATTACAAACACAATGATTGGTTGGTACACAAACGATGGAGAAGGTTTTGTTACTTCTCTCATCTGCACCAACTGCGCCAGCAAGTGGGGACGCACTGACATCAACGAAGATGACTACGCCACATACGATGCATACCCTGATGGTTACACCTGTGCTGAATGCGGTTTTGTACTTGCTTGCCACCCCGACATTTGTACCTGTGAAACCAAAACCGAAACGAGTTTTTATACAGTTACAGCCACTGGCACATACTTTGTGTCAGCAAAAGATTCTTTTGAAGCAAAGACCCTTGTTTACGAAGCGATGCTTGGAAACGACCCAAAACATTTGTTGGACATTGGCGAAGTTCATTTGGGCACCATGGTTGCTAAAGAGGGTACCCATTACACAATCTCCCACACAGAATACGAGCCGTTCTAATGTTGACACAGAAACCGATTGGATTTGAAGGGACTGTCTGTTGGAAGGACAGCCCTGATAGTCAAGGTTACTTTTACTTCTCGTTCAGCGAAGAACTGCTGAACCACGAAGGACAACCAGCCGAAGAAGACATCTATGGTGTTCGTGATGACAACATCTTCTTCTACTTGGGTGAGTATCAACAGGAAATGTTGCATAAAGCGATTGCCAAAAGTCATACATATTTTGACATTGGTGAAGAGTGGTACATTGACCTCACAGAACCACATGAGTTTATTTATGAGTTGACGGTCTCACCGTAAAACCATTACAGAAACTTTATGTTGCAATATCAACAGAGTGTCTGTACCATTCAAACTAACGCCAACAGGAGGCAACAACCAATGAATTATCAGCAAGTACAGGATTATGCACTGTTATGTTCTTTAGAACACCATCTCTGCAATGTAGAAGAAATGATGGACAAGGGTTTTATCCTTAGTGACATCCTCGCACTCGTAGAGGCTGGCTCTAACGAACCAGTGATTTGGGAACAGTACGAATACGCACCACGAGAAGATGTCGTAGAAATGATTGAAGACGCACGAGGTGTGCATCTGTATAACTTTATGCACCTCTTGACAGAAGTCAATGGAAAAGAATGGGCAACCAGTTTCAAGGAAGGAAACTAACCATGAAAGACTTACAAGAAAAATTACAAAGTAATTTGATTGCTTACCTTGATGGTATGCCCGATGAAGTATTAGACAAAGTTTGTCAAATTGTTATTGACACAATCAAGGAATGTGAGCAGTCATGAAAGAACACGACCAAGCACAAGAGTTCTACGAACACATTGCAAGGAATTACACAGAGATTCGCAGTAAGTGTCTGAAGGCTGTGTGGAAGATGCGCAAAGACCCCGAAGTGTGGGACAAAGCAAACAAAAGTTGGTTCCCTGAAGTTGACCAGTGGGATTCATTTGATGCACAAACCGACATCAATTACTATACAGACGGTAACCAAATGGATTACCCAAGTGACCAAAAGCCAACCATGTCTGTGACTGCATACCTTTACGATGGTGCCAACATCATTACAGAAACTTATGTAAAGATTGATTTGAGCAAGTAATGACAACATCACAACAAATTGCACGATTTATTACAAACCTTGACGATGACCAATTCATTGGTTTCAATGTCTTTGACAAACTCTGTGAGCAGTTCAACTGGCAAGGATTGGTGTTTGGTGATTTAGACATCGCCCATGTATTCCATGAAGTTGCAGGTCACACCATTACAGAAACTGAACTTGAAACAATTCGTGACAGCGTTGATTTGCATGACATTCTTATGTCGGCTTCACAGGTTGTGATTGAACATCTCACAACTGTAGTATCTCAATATCTTGACCAACAGGAGGACAAAGATGAGTAAGTGGATTTTAGATATCCAGTCAGGCACATTAGTAGACGCAGAGAACTGTGTAATCTTTGACGATTCAGTCATTACTGATTACACTAATGTGGATGAGGTGAATCCTTGGTATGACGAAGAAGGTTTCATTGACTGCGCAGAAAAGTATGGCAAACCAGTTCTTAATTACCGCAACCCTGAAGAGGTACACACTGTGTGGTGTGCGGATGATGTACAAGAATTGTGCATGAATCTGACAGATGCTGAGGCTCTTGAAGCATTACAGAAAGTTTCAAAGGTTCTGCATGAACTGTCTATCTCCTACGGCTGGGAGATTTTAGAAACGGCTCTCGCATCCGAAGGATACGAAATTACAATGGATAAGGAATCCGAATGAAAAAGAAAATGATTATTGTGGGTACTGATGATGGCATCATTCTTGATGTCAGCCGTTGTGCAATCTTTGATGAGAATGAGTTAAGTGAGGCAGACCAAACCATGCTGAACTTTGGTACAGAATCTGACGCACTCTCTGTGGCAAACCGCCACGGTATCAAATTGTCTGACATCTTGGAAGGCTGTGGCTACGGAGACTTAAACTATTACAACTCATTAGCGTTGAGCCCACTGGCACTGCGGTCAGAGTTTGCAGAGTTTCCTTTTATTTCCGATGAGGTTGAAGCCGATGCAGAAGCAAAAGCAATCCTTGAATGGGGTTCCAAACTCAGTGACACACAGTTGATGAATCTCGCCGCATACGCATTACAAGACGATGATTTGTGGAACCAGTGGCGTACAACAGTTATTTGGGCGTTGCAGGAGTTTTATGCAAAGTTTCAAGAAGCGAGCAAAGAATGAGGGTTGCAGACTGGTACAAGTGGACACGCTTTAAGAAGCGTGTAGGAGCAACTCTTTTATTGCTTGGCATTCTCATTTCATTTGGAATGGAGAATGGTTCAATCTCTTACGGAGTCTACGGATTAATCATTGCAGGAACAGGCGCAATCATTATTAGCACAGTGCCCAAAAACCAATGGTGACATTACACAAACTTTGTGTTGATTTCTCATTGCCTTTCCTGTAAGGTGATGAGTGTGTGGGGTTCCCCTGTCATCTCCTAAGGCTTCAGGGGAACCTTCCACACAAAACCGATTAATTTTCTGAGGAGGGAATTATGAATAAGACAGAACAAAAAACGGAAGTAGTTGACCCCTGTGTCTATTGCGGACGCTCAACAGCATTTGGTGCAGGAGATGGTTTATTCGTTAACCGTATCGGTGGCGACTTCACGAACGAAGAAGGCGAGACCATTGATGGCTGGGCGTGTCCTGAATGCGGTGGTTACGAATGCACTGAGTGCGACAAGACCATTTACATTGACGAAGAGATTCGTGTTGATTTCGTAGATGAACAGGGCAACCACCATTACGGAAACTATCACGAAGAGTGCTATAACGAAACCAAGCATGGCAAGCAATACGATTGGGAAGACGGGGAATAAACAATGTCTTACCCAATCATCTATCTTGAAGAATCCAATAAAGAAATTGAAGACTGTACAGTTCTTCACGCACTCAAGGATTTATTTGTTCGCATACAACTCCGTGATGGTCATTCATGGGGCTATGTAGAAGTCACCGATTACAGCGAAGGTTTGCTGTGGTTCACAGTGTCCTTTGACAACGACACCCATTCCTACCAAGTCATGGCACCCATCACATCCATTCAAACAATTACCTACATCTGACATTACACAAACTTTGTGTTGTGTTTCCATAAACCGACCGTTATATTTACAACTACCAACAACTAGTTCCTAGGAGGGACAATGCCAAACGACATCAGCACATCAACAAGTATCCATCCACACACGACAGAAATGTCATTTGAGTTAAACCATATGCCTCAATTTGGCAACACAACTTTTAAGATTAAGTTTAAGGGTTACATCAACGCCGTAGACATTTTTCTTCCAATGACACCGCAAGAACTTATTGCATTGCTTGAACAGCAAGTTGCCGATTTGAAGAGCCTCACTGCAAACAGTGCCCCTACAGAAACTAATACAGATTCTGACGAGCCCACAGAACTCAAGACCTTTGCAGAAAAGTTCAACGCTTCACCAATCGGTTTAGTAGTCAATAACATTCTCAACAAATAAACAACATCTCAACATTACAGGAAGTAGAGAAAATGAAAGACAATACAAAAGATGGATGGACACTCGTAGGAGAATGTGCAGTTGACTCAGGTCAACTCATGGTCTGCGACCCGTGTTACATCAGTTCACATTGGAAGAGCAACGAGTTCACATCCAGCACTGACGAAGATAAGAATGATTTCTCATATGACGGTGCGTGCGTTACAACAATCCGCCACACAGCAGGTCAGTTAGGAAATGATTTTGGTTCTCGCTACCTCGGTGTAGCAACATCCACTGCTGGTGGGGACGGTGTGTTCCCTGTGTATGTGCGTTACGACAACGGTACAGCCATGGAGTTTCGTATTATGCTTGACGGTGCCAAGTTGGACAATCTTGGAGAAATTGTTGACTACAACGAGTGCCCCGACTGCGGTGATGACATGACAGGTTGGTCATGCGAGTGCTTCAAGGATGACGACAAGGATGACGAGTGATGATGAGCGACATTACAAAAACTAAGAAGTTGCAAGTCTTGACCAAGACCGATACATTTATCAACAACCAAGTTCCACAGGAGGAATCATGACAACAGTAAAGTACCCCGAAGCACAAGTGCAACTGGCAGGTGAGGACGGTAATGCGTTCTCAATCCTTGCCCGCACAATGAAGGCATTGCGCAAGGCAGGCGTGCCCAGTGACGAAGTCACTGCATACCACACCGAAGCAACAGCAGACGACTATGGTCACTTGCTCCGCACAACCATGCGCTGGGTCACTTGTGACGCATACGACACAGCAACCGACAACGATTGCCACGACTGTGGCGACACGACCGATATCTACGCCGATGGACTCTGCGAAGACTGCTGGGACGCACAAGAAGAAGACGAAGAGGAGAACTAAGTCATGACTATCACCGACAAACAATTAGATGAAATTACGCAGGGCATCCAAAGCCGTAAGCAAGCAGAGGAAGAGATTGTTCGTGCCATGCTCAAGTACAACCTGACAGAAAGGGAATTACTTCTCGCAATCTTTCAGTCGTCTTACTGGCAGAACCCACTGCGTTTGATTGATTAATATCTCACACCCCCAGTGAGGGAGAAGGGACGGTGCAAACCGTCCCTTTTCTTTGCACCCCATTATGGAAACTGATACAGAATCTCACGAACTGATGTCACACAAAAAGCGATGTCACTAGAAAACCGACATCACAGAAACTTTGCTTTTCATTTTTAGAGATGATGACACGACTAATAGGTAACAACATAAATGTGAGAATCCTCTGACATTTTAGGAGCCAAGGAGGCTTGTAATAGATATGAACAAGAAACAAAAAAAGTATGACCAAGAACTGAGTACCTGTGAGGTTGCTTACAACCCTGAGCGTGATGGCTTCATCTGCTCTTACTGCAAAGATTCATTTACTATCTCGCAGATGGACTGCATCATCGGTGGAGGTCTCGTACCTGTCACGCTTGAAGAGTGTGAGCAGACTTTGCGCTTCCTGCGCAAAGAGACTTGCTTGATGTGCGAGTTGCCAGTGTCCCGTTCGTTTGACTAACTAGAACATTACACAAACTTTCACGGACTCGCCTCCACCTTCGGGTGGGGGCTTTTTCGTTTTGACCATTACAGAAACTTTCATGTTGCATCTTGCGAAAGATTGCCCTATCTTTGTCAGTGGGCAACACCGCCCCGTTTCCACAGGAGGAATCACAGTGTTAGATATTGACACCACACTCAAGTACATGGCGTGCATCGCACAAGGCGTTCGTGCCCACAGTTTCTTTGATGACATGGGCTCACCCCCTAAGACCGAGTACGACTTTGACAGGGCTCAAATGGCTATCAGCATTCTCTGTGCGTTCATTGGTGAAGAACAGCAGAAGGAACTCACCGCAGAACAAGTGCGTGCGTTTCTCGTGTACTGCGGGTTGTCCCAAGAACTTGCACTGCGTGTTGTTGACAACGATAACGAGCCACTTGGTTGCTACTAACCAACCCCCAACTCCCCCAGCAGGAGCCCTCGCCCTTACGGGCGGGGGCTTTTGTCGTTCTCAGGACATAACAGAAACTTTGTACGAATGGATGTTGCATATCTCATCTGACTTCCCCTACAATCGGTCGTGGGGCATTCCCGCCCCGCTCTAACAGGAGGACATCAAATGTCACAAGAAACACTGGAATGGCTCAATCAGAACACTCTGATTGGATTCACTGAACGCCGTGGAAACGCATGGCACTACAAGGCATCTGAGCAGGGCTCGGAGAACAATCACTACATTGGCGCAATCCCCGTTGCCGATGTGTACCGCCGTTTGCTCAACTGGCAGGCAGTAGAGGCACCAGCATTCGTTGGTATCCCAACCGCTGATGGCTTTGACTATGTCCTTCAGAACGACCGCAAGTTCATTGTCCGCTCTGACGATTCCAGCGTGCTGGGCATCTTCAAGGACGGCTATCAGATTCACCAGTACGGCGAATGGCTCATTGATGCAGTCGCCAACATCGTTGATGACAGCAACCTTGCCATCGGTCAGGCTGGGCTCCTGAAGGGTGGAGCAGTCGCTTGGGTCAGCATTGAATTGCCTGAGAACATTGAGACCCCATCGGGCTTCACAGTTCGCCCGCAGTTGCTTGCAACCACCAGCCACAACGGCTCACTTGCCACCACCCACAAGATGACCAACACGGTCGTGGTGTGTGACAACACGCTGTCCTTGGGTCTCGCCGAGAAGACAGGTACATCACGCACCCGTCACAGCAAGCACTCAGGCTTCAAGGTTCAGAATGTCCGTGATGCCATTGGCGTGGTTCACACCATGGCTGACAGCATCATGCTTGAGATTGAGGCTTTGGCTTCTATCTCGGTCAGCGACAAGCAGTTCTTTGACATCGTGAACCGCCTCGTGCCAATCGCTGAGATGGGCTCAACCACCAACTCGGCTCGCACCAAGTTGGGCAACAAGCAGGACGCAATCTTTGACCTGTACAGCAAGAACCCAATGGTCGCTCCATGGAAGGGAACCAAGTTGGGTGTCATTCAGGCATTCAACACCTACGCCCACCACATGAGCGGTACTGACAAGAATCGTGCCCAGCGCAACCTGAGCAACGCAGTCATGGGCAAGACCGATGACGCTGACTCTGAGGTTCTCAAGGCGATTGACCTCGTCCTCACCGCCTAGTCCACAGCGACCCTCCACTGGAGCCCTCACCCTTCGGGGTGGGGGCTTTTCAGTTTCTGTGATGTCCCCAGCAGAACCGATGGTGTTTTTTGATGTCTCCAAAAAACCGATGTCACTAAAAAACCGACCTCGTTTTTTTGAGCCTTTCCCAATGCCCACAAGAGTTTCTGTAATGTCCCCACAATGTCCCCACAGCGTTTCAGACCGTGCTTTCATGCAATCTTTGCATGACTCCTGTGCTGTCCGTGAGGGATTGTTTCATTGCTCGCTGTTGCTGTGATGCTGTGAGCGATTGTTTGATTGTTCTTGGGTTCATTGTGAGTCCGTGAAAGATTGTTTGATTGTTTACGGATTCGCTTAACACACTTGAATCCGTGAAACACAAAACAAATGCACACACATACACACCCGCATACACACGCCCGTGTGCGCACCCGCACCCACGCACGCCTGCGCCCGTGTGCGCACGCACGCCTGCTCGTGAGCGTTCGTACAATCCGCCGTACTCGTCCAGAGCGACCGAGACCGCCACCGACCCGCACCTGCGAACCCGACCGAGACCGCCCCGCTGTGAGTTCGCCTGTTAGGCACACCTAACGCTCGGTGACCTGCACCTGACCGAGCCAGTGACCGAGCCACGGGAGCCCGCAGGATTGCCCCTTCAGAGCCCGTATGGGGGCGATGGAGCCCGAAAAGGTATGAAGGGTGCCTAGGGGGGGTCATCGCCCCCTGTGAGCGTCCTACAGCGTCTGACGGGATTAGGGGTATTTCAGGGTATCCCAAAACACCTGTTTCGTTAGGCTCACCTAACAGACTATTGGTCTAATCGGGAGACCGCCGAGCCCGCTAACCCAGCACCCACACGGAGGCTCCAGCAGAGCCCGCAGGAGCCCGTATGGGGGCGACAACGGTCGGTCGGGTATCACAGTGCCCGCCCCGATTCTGTGCCCCCTACGAGCCTCCCAGCATGGTCTCAGAGGATTGCGCCGCATCAGGGGTGCGCGAACCCTTACGCACCAAGGGTTTGCGGGGTTTGAAAATGATCCCGTGGAGGTTGGTGGGTGTGTTCGTGCGGAGGCTTATGTCATCGCTATGTCATCGCTATGTGAATTGAAACAATCTCCTGCTATCCGACCCGCACAATCGGAGCCCGCAGGACATTACAGAAACTCGGAAATGGAAAGAGCCCCCACCCCGAAGGGCAGGGGCTCCGACCGCTGGGTGGCTAGAGGTCTGCGAGGTAGGAGCGCAGGATTGCCATCGCAAGGTTCTCTTCCGAGACCATGGTGTCCACCTCTTCACCGTCCATGACCGCCTTGGCTTCACGGAACTTGCCTTCCAGCAATCCCCACAGGCGGTCATCAATCGTGCGGGTGCCATCTGCCTTCACGCCGAGAACCACCTGCGAGCAGACATCACGGGTCTGACCCTTGCGCAGGAGCCGAGCCTCAGCCTGAACCACATCCATGGAGTTCCACGGGAGTTCAGCGAAGACGATGTGGCGACCCTCGGTCATGGTGAACCCGACCGAAGCCGAGATGATGTTCGCCACCACGAGGTCGTACTGCTTTGCCTGCCAGCCATCAACCACTGCCTGCTTGGCTTCAGCGGTCATGCCACCGTGGATGGTCGCAACCTTGAGACCAGCCTTGGTGAAGTGCTCCATGATGGCTTCACGGATGTCGGTGTGGGTAGCCAGCACGAGGATGGGCTCGTGGTCGCCTTCCTCGGCAGATTCAATCGTCAACTGGATGTGAGCGATGACCGACTCCAACTTTGCCTTGCCGACCAAACGGCGCAGTTCCTGAACACGGATGAGGGCTTCAGCCTTCATCATGGACTCAGCCTTGGCGTGACCACGGGTGTCAATGAGCCACTGCTCAAGGTCGGTCTCGGCACGCTTGTACTTCTTTGCCCACTCGCCCTGCAACTGACCGTCCCGCAGGATGCGTCCCATGTTCGGCAGGTCTGCGATGACATCAGCCGAGCGCACACGATGAGCCCAGCCAGTGATGTCGTGGAACATCTCGGCGTGCAACTGCTCGGTGTTCGCCTGACCACGGGCACCGTACGAATCCACCGCTGGGGCGAAATGGTCAAGCCAGTCTTTTGCGCTACATGGCTTGCCATCAATCGCATGGCGACCGAAAGTGTTGAGACCCTGCATCAACTGGAAGAGACCAACACGGGTCTTGGTGAATGGGGTGCCACTGAGGAGCCATTTCGGCATCTCGGTACGGCTGGCGCAGAGGTGAGCGAATGCACGACCACGACCTGCACGACCGCTGGAGACACGCTGGCACTCGTCAACGATGAGCGCATCCACGCCACGACCGAAGTCACGGACGAAGTAGTCAGGGATGATGCGGTTGCCGTGGGCATCCTTGGCGTTCTCGTCATCCCATGTGAACTTCTGCTTGCCACCAATGAACCAGCGGTTGTACCCATGGAGCGCACCGTCCGTGACGATGAGAACCTGAGCGGTCGGGAGACCCTCGGACTCGGAACCTTCACGGTCAAGCGGGGCACGCTTGTTGATGATGTCGGTCGTGACCTCAGGAGCCCACTTGGCGAACTCGTTCTTCCAGTTCCATGTCAGCGATGGCGGGCAGACGACCAGCACCTGCTTTGCGCCGAATGCCAGTGCGGACTGAGCGAGCATGATGCCCGTGATGGTCTTGCCAGTGCCCTGCTCGTGAGCGATGAGGAACTGGCGTTGCTGGGTTGCACGCCGAACCACTTCCACCTGATGTGGCATGAGGTCGGGGTGGAACACGGGTTCCATGTGTGCCATGGATTCCCATGACTGGTACGGGGTTGATGCTTTCATGATGACCCTCCTGTGAGTCGTTTTCGGCTTGTCAGTGCGACTCGCCGAAGGCGAGTCTAGGCACGCCCACAACCCAAACACAACACCACATATGGCATTACAGAAACTTTTTTGGCTGGAGCCCGCAAACCCTTACGCCCCAAGGCTCCGAGCCCTGTCGGAGAACGGAATCTGCGCAAGCCGAGAACATGACCCTTCACTACCAAGGGAATCACCTGAGAGGACACTAGGAGAGCCATAGAGGGCGATAGATAGCAGTTGGGTATCAGAGTGCCATATCGGATGTCGTGCCCCCTACGGGGCGTACACAGCGTCTGACAGGGTCGGTGCGGCAACGATGTCGGGAAACCCTTGCGGTGTATGGCTCGTAGCAATGCTGGCAGGGGCGTGGATGGCGTAGGTGCTGGGGTGGTACCGCCACATCCCCCCAATCACAACCTGTAGCCCCAAAATTAGGCTGACCTAACACGCCCCATCTACTACTCCGTGATTCTGTTCTATCCCTTGCACTGCATGGCTTTGCGGGACATTACACGAACTTTCGCACGCCCTGAGAGGGCACAGAAATGCACCTGCGCCCACTGACAGCCCAAAGCACCCATCGCCCCCCATACGCCCGTACAGCGTGTCTGATGGAGAGAGCAGGTCATGGGGAGAAAAGCAACCTCTGCGTGCAGATTCTTTGGTGTGAAGAATGTCACAGGGGTGGGGAGGTTGTGGTTTGCTCAGGATGGCGGTATAGGCGACCCCCCCATGGTTAAGTTGCGCAAAAAAACGGAGGGGGGTGCAGCACCCACTCCTCAGTGCCATGCAAAATGGCGTAATAGCCCTATTCTATAAAATAATTCTCAACGGGTTCACAGAAAATCGCTCCAAATAGCCCTATACTAGGTAAATGAGCCTTTCCAACCATCAATTCGGTGACCTGATACCAAAGTTGGAACAAAGACATGGAGATGATTTCCATGACTCAGTGACCGCATTTGCCCTAGGAACGCCTAGTGACCCCATGGCGGAGTCCTCCTCATCCTACGACCTACCTATCAGCCGTGCAAGAGTCCCTCTGAGTGCCCTACCAGACCATGGAACTAGTAGTGCTGCCCGTATCGGTCGTGCGCAAGAGGGATATCGGACCTCCCCATCCTCAGTGCCCCCTATTCTCCTAGTACAGAGAGCAGGAGGGTATGACATTGCTGATGGTCACCATCGTGTACAAGCCGCTAGGAACCTCGGTAGAGAGCATATCCCTGCTTGGGTGGTGCACAGCCCTCTAAAAGAGCCTCACCCTGGCTTTGACGACTGACCTATACTAGATAAATGGAAGAAATAACAGACCCCTCCTTTAAACAAACCACCTGTGATGGGTGTGGTCTACCCATCCGTTCGGCATCATTTGACCTTGTATCGGACATGATTCGGTATGAGAACCCTACATCAGGTGGTCTTGTTTCGTCAATGGCTCATGGACTACCTAAACCCGTCAAGCGTCAGGTAAACGAATGGTTGCATGATGACCCTCGTGCCTCCAATGACCACCGCCCATACCCTGCTGCCTATGGTGAACGCCATACGCATGACTCTGACTATGAACGACAAGAACGAGAATGGCGTATGTCTGAGATGGAAAAGCGTTCACACCTAGGCGAGCAGTTCCAGTAAACTAGGTATATGCCTGAACTGAATGCCAACATCCCACCGATTAGTTGTTTTGTAAGAGGTAACTTCCTTACCAACCAAAAGAATGGTCACGACCTCAAGTTCCCAGTCATTGTCTTTGGTGTTGCTTCTATCACTGACAGGGCACCAGTGTTTCATTTCCTCATGGAAGATGGCGGAATTTGGTGGAGAGCCCCTATCAATGCCTTCTGCATGGACGAAGACAGCCCTGTTGTAGAAATCTACGACCTTGTTATGTGGAATTGTTTCTCTCCATACATCACTGTCACTACTTTTGAGCATATGCGTGGACGTTCTATGTCATATATTGACCGTCACAAGAAAAATGTGGACGGAAAGTACATGTTTACCCTTGACTGGCACCATCCAGACAACAACATTGCAGATACAAACTACTCAATTGACTCTGCCAACCACAAATGTGGTCATGTCATCCTACGAGAAGACGGAAACTTTGCTATTCAGCCCAATAACCGTGTGCATCTCTGGGACCCATCGCATACGACCAAGAAAGGTGTCCATTTGATTGACCGTGAGGTCAGTGACATCGTCTGGGGTGTGGAAGACGGTAGCAAATGGCTCACATCTGATGATTCTAGTTACAACTATGACGTAAAAATAGTTGACAAGTCATAGTAAACTAGATATATGAGTCGTCCCGATGGTCCACAGTTCCGTAAAGTAGGTAATCATAAGATGTACCGACACAATACAGGCAGTTGGGAGACCGTAGACAACTATCACTTCCAACAAGGGTCCCCTCCCACTAACCTATGGAATGTCCATGACCTACGAGACCCTGATGCATGGGAGCCAGTGTTTGAAACACAGCACGGTAGTCTAAAAAGTGCTCATTCTGAGTTTAGAAGGTACCATCCTGAGCGTGATGCGGGCGACAAACCGCTACTTGAGCACTAATGCCAGTACCTGAAGGACAACAGTTCATCACGCTATACCGTGGATTGCAGGGAGTACAGCCCCATCGTGTAAACCATCGCAGTATGGGAGACATCTGGACCAGTAGTTATGGCGTTGCTCATAGATATGCCTCTGGTCAAGCAGACGACAACACCAAAAACTCTACTTTTGGAACAATTGTTAGAGCATCCGTACCAGTCCATGCGATTAAAGAAGATGATACAGGCGATGATTTGAAAGAATACCGTCTACATCCTGGTTCTGAGGTAGAAGTAAGTAGCAAAGAGTTTGTACAACAGCGTGGTGAGAGTAAAAGACACTCTGTTCCTGACGATTATTGGAAAAAGTACCCAATGAAGGGTACAATTTAGTAATGCTGCCATTACACCTTGAAGAACAGAAATTCAAAAAGAGTTTAAAGTCAGGTCGTTTTTATGGCACTGAAATGTGGGGAGAAGAGCGCAATGTCAATGTAAGAGCAATGGGTAGGCTTTCCAGCCCTCAATTTACAATGCTTATGCGTCCATCTGATTATTCTAATTCATGGTTAGACATGGATGTACCAGTTCCTCATGTCCCTGGTCATGTGCGCCATCAACCTTTTGATGCAGACCACCCTGAGTACCAAGAGTTAGAGCAACGAATCATGAAAGAGGGTGTGCGTAGACCAGTCATCGTTGGACAGAAGCAGAATATGTACAACCCTGACATTCACCTTGACCCAAACAAAATAACTGTGCGACCTGCTTACCCTGTCATGGATGGTCACCATCGTGCGTTCTTTGCTATCAAACATGGTTTACATATCCCTGTAGTACAGTTTGTAAGCCAAAGAGGGAATTACTAAAAAATTTCTGGTGGGGTAAACTAGTTATATGTGTGCAATGGAAAAAGGTTAAGTATGGCTCGTGGTGCTTGGCGTGACCCTAGTAGAGAGACAACACCTCTTGGCTCGTCCCCTATTCATATTTCTGACCGAGGCAGTTATGGTGAAAACAGAAGGCAAGCAACAAAAGGCTGGCACGTTGCCTTACGAGTAAGTCGTGAATCAATTGAAAAGAATGGCATTGACCATAAAATCATTGGTAGTGGTGGTACAAGTGTCTTTAGCGACAACCGTGACCAATTTGGGCGTAGGCCACGACAAGGTAACTACTTTTTCCTACATCAGGAAGATGCCTTAGATTTTGCTCAACCAGGCATCCATGACATTTGGGAAATAGATATCCCAGAAAAACGTCAGCACATGTTCTTCCATGACCGTGGTCTTGGGCCAAACTACTCTGGGCAATCCCCTCGTAAAATACCAAAGAAGTCGTTAACTCTTTTACATCTAGAGGGTCCCCCAAGCCCAGAGGCTTCTGAGAAATTCAGTAAAAAAATTAACTACGTGAGTAGACTATTGAACAATGGTCAGTTCAACGACTGAGTAATAAAGTAAACTAAATAGATGAGCGATTTAAGAGTTACAGATGTTCAGGCTGCATTGCGGCATTTTGCTGGTCTTGGGCATGATGTACTCACAGACCCACGTGCTGTCCATCTTACAAATCATCCTGATGAAGAACCTAAACCATACAGAATGGCAGCAGGACATAGTTTAAGTTTTGATGGTACGGGCATGCAGGTAGGCGGTTTAACGTCATATGTTATGCAATCTGAACGACCATTAATTTCTTATGTAGCAACACATATTCAACCCAATTGGCATGGCAGAAGGGTTGCGCCATTAGTACCTACAATGCAACGTGAGCGGATGGTGGCTCTTGGTGCCACGGGAGATGATAAATATCATCAATTTACCTGGGATACTACACATAACTCATCTTCAGGTCCTGGTTACCACGATAGTATGACTGGCTCAAAAGGGTCATCTGTTTTTCTTAATGATGGACGAAACGATATTCATGAGGCTTTAAAAGCGCATACAACAAAGGCTGTATCACATACAGGTGCAAGATACTTGTCTGAGGAGAGAAAGCAACCTATGACACCTGAGGAAATGTCTAACTTTGATGTTCCACATGCAATGTTGTCTATGTTGGAAGGTGCCCAACCTTTTAAAGGTATTATCACTGTGCGACAAGGTTTAGGCAATATTTACCATTACAACCCCGATACAGAAGAATTGCGGACGCACCTTGTCAGACCTTAGAGTAACTGATGTTCAAGCAGCCCTACGGCATTTTGCTAATAATACTGGTCACAATGTTTTAACTGATGACCCACACAACATTTTGATTGATGACAAAAAATACGGTATGGCTGTTGGGCACCGCTTAAGCATTCATAACTATGAAAAAAGTACCAGAATGGCTTCTCGTGGTGACATTCAACTTTCATCTTTTATTCAGCAAGCAGAATCACATATTATTTCAGAGGTAAACAGCGCTCATTCTTTTGCACGCCCTGATGAGAAGGAATTCCCATGGGTAAGGTCCACAGCCCCTTTAGGGCCTTATCATGGGTTAGGTTCAACAGGTGGTCCTTATGAACATTATGCAACATTTGGTGTTCAACACCCTGATGGTCTGATGAAAGGAATGATTCATCAAATAAATAAACCAGATGGTTGGACTACTAAAAAACCCTCTAGCGTATGGGAACCACATGAAGATATTCATGAAGCATTGAAATCACATACTGATTTGCGACCAAAGTATTCCCCAGAAAAACTTAAAGGTTTTGACCACCCACTTGCTTTGGAAAGATTAATATCTGAAAAAGAAGAAAGACCTGGCGTTGCAGAGGGGTCCAACACTACCTATAAAGGACTTGTACACGTTGTTCACGGAGACCATGGTGATACAAACCACTACATCTATAACCCCGCTACAGAAGAGATGCATAGATATGGGTGACCTTAGAGTAACCGATGTACAAAAAATTATTCGTAAGCATGCTGATGTAGGTCACGACATTACACAAAGTCCACAGCATGTACATTTGGATAATAAGCCTTATGGGATGGTTGTAAACCACCACTTACAACTTAACCACGGTTCTTATGGTGGTGATGATGCAAGCATTTTGAATACATACTTGACGCAGGCAGAAAGACCCTTAGTAAGTAAACTACAAACAATGTTACGTGGTAGCACCGTTGCAGGCACTGGCAATAGATTTCGTCCTGAGCGAGGTGTAACACCCTACGGTAGGCACCAGTTTAATTCTAAAGAACTTAGTGACTATGGGTATGATGACTTACATTATATAAATGGTAATCATTCCACATGGGTGGGAGACCATGGTGAGTGGCAAAATGAAAACGGATTATGGGTACCCCACGGTTTTTCAAAGTACAAAGATTCGCATGAAGCCCTACAATCACATACTTCAGCAGAAGTTCCACATGATGGAGTTGTGCACAATGAGGAATACGACTCTCGTGAAATGACACCTGAAGAACATTCTGCTTTCAATAACACTGAAGCATTACATAACCTTACAGGATTAAAACCATTTTCTGGATTAGTAAACGTATTACATGTTCCTAAGGATAGTCCTAAGGTTTCTTACACTTACAACCCACAGACAGAGGAACTGCACCGCCATGGCGATTAACCATAATGATGTGTATGACTTCCTACACGGTGTTAGAAAACATAATGGTATTGACCTCATCTCACAACCAAAGATGGTAAACATACATGGTAGGACATACCCCACTATTGGTAATAATCTGTCAATAGACAATGTGGATGGTTGGGGAGATTTATATATTCATATTCCCCATGAAAATGGTTATCTAACAGAGATGCATGTGTTTAACCCAAACACTAACCCAAAACCTACCAAACTTGAACATCCTAATCACGTAACCGTAAATGATGTCGTTCCAGGTACACGTAAAACCCAAAGTGGTTTAATACGACCTACTTTTAACTTTGGAACAAAAGGTGTAAATAGGACAGGTCCTTATAGCATGGATACGGCTGGGAACCTTGAACATACCTCAACTAAGGACACAACTCATATTCACAAATTTCTTGAACATATTTCTGGGTTGCCATCTCCTCAAGGTGAAGCACTTAACATGTATGGTCGTGAAGGAAATGGTCCAATCCCAAGAGACAAAATGCATGCTGTTGATTTAGCAGAAAGCGTTGGTCATCTGCGTGAGTTACACATAGGTATAACCATGCCGAAAGGCACTGAACATCATTTAGCCATTGCAGACATCAATGCACGAGTAAACGGTCCTCCTCGCCAAGGCGACAAGGAATACCTATATGATATTGGCTCAGAGTCTTTAACAGGGGTTCCAAAAGAAATGCGCACAAAATTCGGAGATGTTGGTTAATGCCTACTTATCAATACAAATGCCCAAATGACCACTACTACGAAGAAGAGCGGTCTATTACATCACATGAGCCTATTCTCATCTGTACCTCTTGTTCAGAGGAGATGAAGAAGGTATTTAGCGTTCCTGCGCTCAACCTTGTCGGTAGGGGCTTCTACCGCAACGGCGGATAGTATAATAGTTCTATGAAACAAATAATTCTTCGTATTTGTGCCACTTTTGCGGCTACTGGTCTTTCTGTAGTCGGAGCGGGCGCTATTGCTGGTATTCCCCTTTGGAAGGCTATGCTGATGGCTGGTATCAGTGGGGTAAGTTTTGTTGTTGAAGGTCTTGCACGAGCATACATGGATGATGGTAAATTAACAATCAATGAGATTAATGATGTTTTCAACAAAGTTGATAAGAAAGCAAAGTAATGGCAACTTCTAAACATTGGAGCGACCCTGAAGAAGATGCATACACAGACGATGAGGGTAACATCTTGTATTACGATAAACAAGGCAAATTGCGAAAGTTTAAAGCAACTGCTGTTGAATACCAGCAAATGTACCACTATGGAGATGACTAATGGCTAGGAACAAAGGGATTGACCCAGACGGTGATGGTCCTGGATTTAGGGATGATGACTCCCACTTCCAGTTAAGTGGGGATGAAGCACAAGATTACGCCATAAAAAAGGCAAATGCTAAACCAAGGAAAAAGCGACCACCTAGTGCAAAAGCAATTGCTCGTGGTCTTAGGGCTCAACAGCACATGAACGCAACACAGTTTCGTGAACCCGAAGACCGTGGTCCTAGACCTGGCTATGTACCACCTGCGCCTGGAGAACCAGGTGGTCCACTATTGCCTAAAGAAAAACCTAAAGAGGATACAGAACCTCCTAAAGAGGATTAATACACCCCATTACCAAAACTTTAGTACTGAGCGCCTAATGCCTTCTTCTAAAGATACTTTAGGAGTATAAAAACTTAGCATCTTAGAAGAATCAGAGCAACGGTAAGCAACACCTTCGGGAGCATCAGTCTTGTGCTCATAGGTAGTTGTATAACCTACTTCTTTGCACACTAACTCTGCCAGTTCATTGAACGTAGTAGGTCTACCTAATCCAAGGTTTACAGGTCCAGGTACATCAAGTTCTACAGCCTTGATAGTAGCGGCAACTACATCCTCAATATGGATAAAATCACGCACTTGCTTACCAGTACCCCAAATAAAAAAAGGGTCATAATGATGCACGCCACGGTGGATAAAAGACGGGAATGGGTAGGTTAGGTCTTGGTCTTCCCCGTACCCTGAGAATGGGCGAAACACATGAACCCGAAGACCTTCCTGCTCTGCATACTTTGCAAGGATTTCTCCTGTTAACTTAGCCCAACCATACGTAAGGTCTGGTAAACGCACGTTATCTAGGTCAATGTCATCCTCTACAAGTTTGTGCTCGCTACCGTAACCTTGAAGGTCAATAGGGTATGCCGCAGAAGACGAGTAGTACACAACATGGTCTGGTTTGGTACGTAATGCCCATTGGAACATATCGGAGTCAATAGCAAGGTCAGTAGCGACTTTTAAAGGGTTTCCTTCAATAGTTGCCCTACCCCCAACAATTGCGGCTAAATGAATAACTAAATCAAATTTAGTATTGTCTTCAGCAAAGAACTTACGAGCATCTAAACCATTAACAATGTCAACACACGTAATGTCATTGCCATTGTCTAATTGTCGGTGAAACTCACGACCAACAAAACCAGCATCTCCAGTAATTAAAATTTTCATTTGCATCCCCAAATTCCATATGTATAAGTTTCATTAAACACAGTGCTATCTAACATTACAAACACATTAGACTCCCAACCTGCTTTTGTCAAGAGTTCTTCTACACCTTCACGGTCCCATGCCCAATAATGCTCTTTATTGGTGTCTTCCCATGCATTAATTGGTGTAGTTAAAATAAGACATTCTGCTTTTTCCCTCATCTGTTGTAACGCAGGCACAGGCTTATCTAGGTGCTCAAGTGTCTCTGAACAAATAAACAATGATACGTATGGTATTTTCTTGATAGTTTCCTCAACTGGGCCTGTGTGTTCATAACCCTCTGCATAGTCACCCAAAATAGTTGGTAAGTCCAAGTATTTAGCAATTGCTGCGTTACCGCAACTTAAATCAGCCACTACTGTGGCTTGTACTTCTCGTGCCATGTCTTTGGCAATAGTCTGTGTAATCTCAACACGTAACCCATGCCCACGACCATAAAGACCATGGTCATGTGGTTCAGGGTAAAGTTTGTCAAGAAACTCTTGAGAGTGTTTTGGGCGCAGTCTTTTAATCACGAACAACAGTCATATCATGACCACGAGTTTCAATTGCGCCAATTGCCGTAGGAAAGTGGGTTGCACGAATGTCAGTACGAACATGTGTAGGAATTCCTAACAAGGTCTTTGCATCATGGTGGTAACAAGGGTCATCTGACATACCTGTGTCAAAATCCCAACGCCAACGAATCTTTGTAAAGACCTCACGAGCAATCATAATTGCGGCTGCCGAAGCCATAGCGTCCATTACAGGAAATGGGTAGGTATCTACAACGGGACCCATTAAACCATAAGTTGAAATAAAGGGGGCTGTAAGGGGATAATGCATCTCCAACAATTTTGGCAATACATCATCTGATGGTTGACAGTCAGCCGCTAGAAACAACAAATGTGAGCAGTTGGGGCGTGACTGAGCGTAATCCACAACAAGGTTTTGACCAACAACAATATGGCGAAGACGGTTAGCGGTTGTGACACTTGTACGACCATCATCCAATGAGTATGTCCAGTACTCACCACCAATCTCAGCAAGTCGGTCCAGTAAAGGCTGAAAAGGCTCCAAACCACGTTTGTCTATTTGAATAGCCACAAAATAGTGTACTTCTGGGTGAGTGCTTTTTACAGCCTCAGCATTACGCATCCAAGATGCCCAAGTGTCCTCTTGGTCCATAACAAATGCAGCCATTGTGGTTCCTACAACAATCATTTATACTCCTAATAAGTCTTCTTGAGGTAAACTATACACTATGGCGAAAGAACACCTCAACTACGAACAAATGAATTTGACTCAAGCACATATTAAAGGGTTAAATGTTCATAAAGTCGTTGAAGAACTACTAACACATGTTATGAACCATAGTCCCACACCTGTAATTGGGCGTAAAACAAACGGTGGACATGTACAACTTTATTTTAAAGATGATGGACTTGTAACCCTTCCAAGCACACCTAAAGACCAACATTCTGTTGGTAACGCTGAATCACAGATTCGTAGGTCTCTAGGTACTCATGGGTTTGAATTTCCAACCCGTGGACAAGTTAAAAAGCAGTCAAAAAAAGAAAAGAAAGAAACTACTGAAAACCCAGTAGTAGAACCAGAATGATTGTTACATACCCTATTTACACTGAGTCTTATGGGAACGCCCTCAAGTTGGCAGAGAATATGGCTAAGTCACATGGTTTTAAAACTTCTAGACTTTTAGGCATTACAAGAACTGGAAATGGTTCGTGGGATGTAAGGATGTTGGTGTCATGACTATTGGAAAACAGTTTGAAAATACATTTTGGCAAGACCCAGATACAAATGAAACACATGTTTGGACTAGGGGAACTCCTCAACCAAACATAACTCCTTCTGGTCGCCCTCTTCATCAAACAACAACACTCAACTCCGTTTATGGTTCGTCAAACGAAGACCTTGGTGCTGGGTCACAAGGTTTACAAGGATTGTTGTTTCATCCTTTAACTGGTACAGGCTTAAAAGGTGACTCAATGGTTCCAGATGCCATGCGTAGAGGAACCATTCAAAGGGCTTTGGACTTAACCAGCGTTGAAGGTTACAAGAAAAACCTATCAAATATCTTGGGAAGAGTTACTAGGAGGTCTACAAAACGAAATGTTGCGCATAGGGTAGAAAGAGCCAATATCTCCGACAAAGGTGCGGAAACACACATTCGCAGGTTGACTGACACGCTGGACCAGTCAGATATGCCAACTCACATTATTGCTAAAAAAGAAACCCCCACTAAAACAGTATTAGACCCTCTCCCAGGACGTGCTTATGCTGAATCTAGTGGTACTGCTATCCGCCTGACTACCCCACGTGATAGTAAAACTAAAACAGTTATAAGTAAAGAAACAGTTAGTGTTCCTTCAGACACCCCTATTGGTAATCCTAAATTTTGGGACCAACTAGATTGGGCACGAAGGAGAGGTGGGGATGACCACAACTCAATATCGGCAGATGAAACTTTTGATTTAGCCACACATTGGGTACACCCAGAGACTGGTCATGTGATGACTAGGGAATACGCCCAAAACTTGCCGTATGTAAATGACCACAATGATGCAGAAAACCCCATGCAAACCCCAGCATTGTTGTTAAGGGATTGGGGATATGTACCTAATTTATTTCCAGGTAAGGGCAATGCAGCCGCTAAATCTCATTCAGTTGGTAAAGTTGGTAAAGTTGAAATTGGTTATGGTGACTTTGACCGTGGCGATGGGTACAATCGGGAAACTTTTCACAACAGGTTTAAACCAGGTACCAAACAAGAGGAAAGAACTATTGTTAAGCGTGTTCGTATTGAACCAGCATTAAATGAAGAAACAATGGTACATGAATTAGGCCATGCTATGGACCCAAAGATAGGTGAAGGTGCTACTAACCGTGGTAATTATACTTATGGGAATAAAAAACACACAGTTATAGCAGACCCCATAGAAGAAGGCGTAGCAGATGCTTCCGCAGACCGTTATACCCGTTACAAAGGCCAATTTCAGGACACACTTGCAAATAATGAACAACGCCTAAAAGATTTTGAATCTAGTGGTTATACAATTAATTATTCAGGATGGAAAAACAAAACACAAAGTGCTTTGTACGCAGCCACTCGTTACCATACCGCTTTGGCTGACAACATGAGTCACCCACAACAAATGCCAAGCCGTAAGCAACTTATTGATGCTTTGCCAGAACAAGAACGTAAGGCTGTTAAAGGTACAAGACTTTTTGGCAACCCAGGTAACCAATACTTAGATACTGCCAACAGTTTGGCTCTTGGTCATCTGTACCATCACATGCCTCATGTTCGTGGAATCTTAAAACAGGCTGGTTTAGAAGATGCTGCTCTTGAGGCTCATGCCGATTACAAAAAACGTATGGGTTTAGATGTTCAACATCCAGTATTGCCAGGGATGGAAGACTTTGTCTGATGAGAAGTCCTGTGACCTGTCTGAGCAATGTGTGTGGTGTGGCGGTCAAATGCGCCCTGAACACGCTCATTATCGGTGCGAATCTTGTGGCTCTAGGGACTCTTGTTGTGAGGGAGTTTATTGATGAGCGCCAGTGAACATGTAAGCAAGCAATTTAAAGGTCATAGCGACCCCAATGTCCATTGGTCTGAAAACTGGGCAAATAACCTTCGTGAAGCAAATGTTCGTGCTGACGATAGTCGTAGTCATATAAGTGGTTCAGTGTTTGATTCGCCAATTAATCAGTGGGTTAACTCTTCGTGGCATCAACCTGCACGATTTCCTACAAATGCACTTCAACATCTAGACAGCCGATTGGCTGAATATGGTCATTTAGAGCATTGGGATTCAAACCCTGAAATAGCACGAAGGCAAGCAACCATACGAAAAAGACCTGATGTACAAAGAATGGATGTAAACACAGAACACCCTGAGCATTTGCATGAGCAAATGAAAGGAACAGGTGTACCAGAACATGTTACTGTCTACCATCATGGTGACATTCCTGCTAATGCTGAATATGCAAGTGGCTCAGTTGACCCAAAGTGGCCTGAAGAAGTTAAATCAGGGTGGAGAAGCAAGGACCCTTCTATTAACAGAGGGCGTTTGCACATTTATTTAGTGCCACATCAAGACATCCTCCATGGAGGGTCAGGTGTTGAAGATGAAGTATTCTTTAGGCGTGGGCAGAGTTTTAATAAAACCAAACGCAGCCAAAAACAACAAAGAATAGTTGCTACCAACTTAGAAGACCGTATGGAATATGGTGGCTAACTAGTTATCCACATGTTTATTCACATGTGTGTATAATTATTAATGAGGTTCTTACCCACCGAGGCGGATTGCTTGCGAGCAGTCCGTCTTCGTGTCTCTGGTAAACTGTATTAATGAACAAGACCCGTGTGCGGGTTACAAGTTGTTTTTTGTGGGTAATGCTCACATTCTTGGGGCTTTATCCGTCATCTCCCGCTAAAGCCGAAAACTTAATAATCACAGAACCAACAGACGTTTGGTTTGATTACAGTGAGACAACACAGTTTATTGCCCAAACTTACATGATTACTGGGTACAACTCAGACCCAATGCTGTGGTTATACAACGAAGCAGGCACTTTGCTTTATAGCATTGATGACTCCATTGGCTTGCAGTCGTACATCTCCATGGAGGTGCCTGCTGGTCGCTACCGACTCAGGGCTGGTATCTGTTGTGGCAACCCTGATGCTTGGCATACCAATGGAGGGTGGAACTTACGGTATGAACTGGGTTTCAATGGTGTTGGGTCTACTCAGACCACTTCTACAACCTCTACAACAGTAGAACCCACCACAACAACTTCCACTACGTCTACGACTTCTACCACTACGTCTACGACTTCTACCACGACATCCACAACATCCACAACCACAACGACACTGGCACCAACCACAACCACGTCATCTACTACCACCACCGTTTTGACAACAACAACGACAACAGAGCCACCGACAACAACAGTATTACCGACAAGTACAACATCCACGACCTCCACAACGGTTCCTGAAACTACTACCACCTTATCACCTGTGACGAATACCACAAGTACCTCTACAACCACCACTAGCACCACAATGGCTCCTGTGCCCACCACAACCACTACAAGCACCTCTACGACCTCTACAGTGCCTCTTACGACTACTACAACTGAACCTGTACAAGAACTTGTACAAGTTGACCCAGAAGTAACAGCGCTACTTGGCGCTATCAGTATGTTGCCTCAATCCGAGATTGCAACGGCTGTGGATAATATTATTGAAGAAGGTGTCAGTCCTGATGAAGCAACCGCTCTTGCAACTAATCCAGAAGTTCTACAATCGGTTACTTCTGAACAAGCCGCAGAAATCTTTGATGCAGTTGAAGTCTCTGACTTGTCTGATGCGCAAGCAGACCAATTGGT